TACATATTACCGAGCGCGCTTTGTGCGATCTGCGCGCATAGGTTATAGCTACTAAACGGATCAGCTGAGCGAGAAATCATCTCGTAGAGGCCCGGCTGGTCGATCTCGCCAAGGCCCACGTTTTCAGCGTTAGCCCACGTAGTCGTAGGGTCGTAGTCCTGCCATTGTAAAGCCGGTGCTACCTCAAACCAGCTATTAATAAGTAGCTCGTTAAGGATGTCGAAAATCTGATTGCCATCCTCAGTTTTAGGCAAAGCATCCGGGAACAGGGCTTTAGTCAATTTAGCCAAGGATCCTACGGCTAAAATATTACCGATTGTTATAAAGCCTACTTCCTCAGGCGAGCGTACCGAAATACCAAAATCGGATACCGTACCGCCAAAAACAGGCACGTACGTACCCGAGCTATTCTTTAGCTCTAGGGTAAGGCTATCGGTAACATCGATATCAAAAGCCGAGTTATCTATATTTACGATCTCCATACGAGCATAGCCCGCGTTACATTGTAGGTCTACGTCATCGCGACCAGTTGCCATATTTACGCTTAGCACGTTTGTATACTCAGTCGTGCCTACGATTATTTTCCACTCTGGGAGCCAAGTACTCACGCCGCTGTATAGTCTCCGGAGCCTCTATTAACTGAGGTTCCTCTATAGGTTGATTGATTGAGTACATCCTCGATAACTCGAGCGATAGCCTCAGGATCTCCCACTCCCGCATTGATGGTTATATCTATTTTGTTTTCTGCCATCCTAAACGATCCTACGTCAAAGCTACCGCCTTTCGCGGCTTTGTCGAATAGTCCCATTTCAGTAAGGCGCGTACGCTCGTCGCTTTGATTTGCTAGAGAGGCTACACCCGTATTAGAGGTAAGCTCGTCGATCTGCTCTTTGAGTAAAAAGTTTACACCTGTACCTACGGTAGTGGCTTTACGTAATTCTGTAAGAGTCGCTATTTGAGTTGATGCAGGCGTTACCGATCCCGGGCCTCCGCCGCCTCTATTGCCTCCGCCTGTATCGGGAGCGCCGGGAGTGCCAGCGCCGCCTTTAGCGAGCAAAGCTAGATAATCTTGCAGCGCCTTTAGTCGTGCCGCATCGGCTTCGGCTTGAGCCTTGGCTACTCGGCCGATCATTGATAACTCCGCAGACTCGCGTAGTAATACTTCAGTCTTTAGAGCGCTTGTCGTATTGCTCAAAGATGCAAGGCGAGCGATCTCGGTGAGTTGGATCTGTACGCGCTCGCTGTATTGCTCTTTAGCGGCTAACTCGCCAGCTGCGGTAATAGCGGCGTTATACTTCTTAAAGGCTTCCTCGCGTAAGATCTCTTTATCAGCCTCGGCCATTTTGCTATCGTTAATTGCTTTGAGTTCGGCCAAAAGTTGAGTGTTAATCGCTAAGAGTGTTGAGTCGCTAATCTCTTTAACGCCTGCCAATTTTGCTAAATCTGCGTTCTTTTGCAGCGCGGCTAGTTCGCTTATTTTCTTTAACGCTAAATCGCCGTTATCTTCCTCGATGGCCATAAGGGCCTCAAGGCGCAGGCGTGTCTCTTTGTCATAGGTAGCCTTAAGAGCTGCAGCTAGTGAGACACGGGTAGTATCAAAAACAGCGGCAGCCTTAGATAAAGCTATTTTATTCTTTTCTGCTATAGCTGATTTTCTCTGGAGCGCTAGTAACTCTTTAGCCCGGCGAGCCGCATCGGCTTCGGCCTTGGCTCGTGCCTTAGCATCGGCTTTTTGTGTGTCTTGATTGCCAGCTGATAACGAGCGATTACCAAACCCTCCGGGGATTTTGCCAGCGTTGAGGCCGTAATATTGTTGCAGGTATTCGCCCGCCTTAAGCCCTATCGTTACATCGATGAGGCCAGCTACAGCGCTACTGAGTTTATCGATCTTGCTAATTGTGTCGTCTATTGTCTCACCGCCGGATAGAGCAGTAAGCGCACCGACTAAAGATTTACCGATCTTTTCGCTAGCGTTCTCGGAGGCTATGGCGAGTTTATTCATAGAGCCGACATAGCTATCGGCGGCTACCTTGGCTTGGCCTGCAAAAAGTACCTGTAAACGAGACTGTACTTTCTCAAAGTCTGTAGAAGCTAACTCGGCTTGAGTGAGGCCTAGGTTAAGAGAGCGTAAGCCCTTAAAATTGCCTACGTATGCTTGGCTTAATATTTCGCTAGTTTTGGCTAAATCGGTTCCCGTGCCTGCCGATACATCCATAGCGAGGTTAAGTAATTCTTGGCTCTTAGTTACTGAGCCTGTTACCTGTAGTAGCTTAAGCATCGCAGGCTGAAGTAGATTTCTATTTACACCCGTAGCCGCTTCGATCTTATCAATGTATCGATCGATCTCCGGCGTAGCAAAAGCCAAGCCAAGGTTACGTACAGCTGTAGTTAATTGAGCTACTTCGAGCTGTTGAGATGCAAAAGCCTTAACGGCATTTTTACCATACTGAGTTAAAGCTGCAGCTGAAAAGGTAAGCCCAAAAGCTTTAGCTAAATTCTTTACGTTTTTCTCAAAGCCGCTTATCTGTTTTTGGCCTTTTGCTAAAGCTTTACCGTCAAAGGTAGTAACGGCATTGACGAATAAATCGGGTAACTTGGCCATTATGCCGCCTTCGCGTAACGGCCTTGATTAAAGCCAGCGATAGTTTTTTCAATAGCTCTTACTACGGCAGCTTGAGCCTTACCTTGATCCTCCGACCAAGCTCTAAAAATCATACGTCCACGGCTTGCACCATCACCATACAAAGGCCCCATACGGCTAATAAAGTTAGCGCCTGCGCCTGGGTTATTGGATCGGCTTTTAGGATCTCCGCCCGGGTTTTTACGTCCGGCAGTCTCATAAATAGCGCCGCTAGCTGAGGCGTTCGCGATGATGTACATCGATGACCAGCCGTTACGGTTGCGCTTGCTTGGCGAGGCTGAGTAGTACACGCCTTTACTAGCTAAAGCTGCATCGTAAAGTGGAAACATACGTACGCGGCCTTCGGTGTTAAAGGTTCTAAAGGCCGAATTACGAGCTGTAATCTTTCGGCCCTTAGTTCCCTCGTTCCAGTTATACAGGTTGCCCGGTACTGGAGACGGCGCGTATCCCCTAGCCTTGTCCCGGATGGGGATCATCACGCCTTTAATCTCTTTGTTCATCTCTTTTAATAGTTCAGGATCTATTTTACGCATAGCCTTTAGAGTCTCTTTAACGCCGTCTAGTGTTACGGACATTTTTAACCTCCTCGGCTTGCTCGTTTAATACCTTTACTAACATCTTAAACATCTCTGTATCGAGATCGAGTATCGCCTGAGGCGCGACCTGTAACCGTATAGATAGCTGTGCTACTAAGTAGGTTAAAGAGCCGCGCCCTAGGCTAAAGGTTCGTCGTCTAGTACCTCAACCCTAGCCAAGGTATCTAAAAACTCTGCCCCAAACATCGGTACAGTTACTCCGGATGCCTTGAGGCACTCCCAAGCTAACCAATACACGTCGCTTTGCTTCTCGTCATCTCTAAAGGCTTTGTGAAAACCTTTTTTTGCGTAGATCTCAAAGGCGTACTCAATTCTCGGCGTGATTTGATGCTCTGTTACCTCGCCGGTAGCCCTTGTTATTTTGAGTCGTGCCATTTGTTGCCCCTTTGTTAGTTTGTTATGGTGCTGTAGTAATTACGATTGGTGAGTTACAAGTAAATGTAATGCTCTGTGTGCCGATATCTCCAACAGCTCCGTTAATATCTGTAGTGTTATTTACTAGGATAGTCGTGCTGTATAAAGGGTTAGTAGCTGATACGACTGCGCTAGTCTGCTTTAGCGTGATTGGTACAGTCGTACCCCAAGCCGCCTGCAAAGTAGCGTTTACGTTAGCTGCTGCTGTATCCGATAGGAAGTCTAGCGAAATTGTAGAAGTTTCTAGGCCCTTCGTAAATTTTCTAGAACTATCTCCCATCGCTGTGACTTCCAGTTCCTCAAAAACGCGGTTAATTGTCGCGCTCGTTACGTGATCACTCAGAGCTATAGAGTTCAGAGTTACGACCACGCCATTAGATAGAAATACGGCCATCGCCTATTCCTCGCTTTTCTCTGTAGTAGGTGTATTAGTTTTTGCTTCTTTTTTTGGTGCTTCTTTGATCTGCCCTATCTTAATTAGAAAGGCAATATCCTCATCTGTATATGGCATTTTAGCTCCAGCTCGTTAGTATGCTTATGTCTATAGATGCTGTTAGCAACGTACCGCTCTGTACGTCTAAAGTACTCGGCGCGCTAACAGCTCCAATATTCATTACGATCGATGAGGCTGCAAGTTTGTTAAACACAGCTACGACCATATTTTCGATGCCCTGTAAATTTCCCTGATTATCCAGTAGTGGCACACTCA